CACAAAAATAATGCGTTTGCACAAAAGGGACGCGTTTGTAAAAAAATACTCGTTGGTAGCGGACCGTGTGCGGTATGTGTGCGGATTGCTCCCACGGTAATTGCGGTCCATCGATGGGGCGTGTGTGGTGCACAACAATCTATGGTATTCATAACGCAAACACAACCTTTACACATCGACAGTATATACGCATATACTACCCACGTCACGTCGCCACGTCACGGTACCACGTTACGTCGTCCAACCATTCACCATCGTTCCCATCCATCCACCCGTCGTTCCCCACATCGTGATATTAAATTCCAAAATAACCCTTTTTGCCCCACTTTGCATAGATCCAAAATCTACTCTTATACGATTTTTTGCATCGACAAAAGTATATACTTAGATATGTGGCTTGGTCAGAATTTCTCTCGTATATTCTATTAAACATAAACAATTCAAACATCGAAAACCACATTTACAATTATGGCAACAACAATTAAATTAAAACAAGATTATTACGGTACTAAGGATTACGGAAAACGCGCATTTTACATATTAGATGCAGACGGAAATTATTCATTCGATTTTGTATTTATAGAAGATCTTGAAGAATGGATCGAATGGAAACGAGGTGAAGGAAAATCACTTGAAATTGAATACGCAGATGGTAATTTGCGAATATATGATTCTAAATAAAATAATGTTATGAAAACTAAACGCATTACACACGAGCAAGCCAATAAATCTTTTTTACCTAAACCATCCTCTTGGATGTTAAATAAAGACACTTTTTTTACTTTAACCCCTAATGAAAAAGATCCCTTAACCGATAACGTACACTATTGGATCGAGCGCCAACGTTTTGATGCTCACCTTTCATTCAATGAGGGTTTTATCTATATTCTTGAATCCTCTGGTACTCCAGGCATCCTAAAAATCGGTTATACTGATCGCTCAGTACAAGAGCGTGTATCTGAAATTAATTCAGCTACTGGAGTTATTATTCCTTATTATCCTATTTCTTCTTTCCATTGTAAAGCCCCTAAACATATTGAGACTCTCGTCCATCAAGCTCTTCATACACATCGTGTTAATAAAGAGGGTTTTAATGTTTCATTAAAGCATGCTAAAGAGATTATTGAAAAGATTATTGCGGAAAACAACGCTCACATTGAGTAATGCGTTACATATACAATAGCGCTAGTTTCGTTTGTTGAAATGTTGTATGTATGTATATACGTATAGATATATTAGGGATATGACAAACTGCTCAACAAGCGTAAACTTTATATATTTATTATTGCATTTAAAATTATAATTAAAATGGAAATTCCAAAATCATATAACATCAAATTAGAAGATAAAGCTGCTTTTATAAATAAAGCTGAAAGTTTAGGAGTTAATATTGATACTTTTGATATTAAAGATAATGAATTAAAAGGTATATTTACAATTACTTTTTATAATCCTGAAGAAATTGAAACTGTTAAACAAATATTAAAATCTTCTCCTAAAATAGATGTTATGAAAGAATATATAAAAAATGTAATTAAAGAAGAAATTAAAAATAATTTGGAGAAGTAAGAAATTTTTCGTAACTTCTCTCAAACTTAAAAATAAATTTTATGAGATATAAAAACAATGTTTTGGCAAAATTAGATAATGTTGATGCTACATTATTAAAAATTCAAGTGGGTGCTAATAGAAATGATCAAAATCTAACTCTAGCAACTATTGAAGAATTAAAAACTCTTTTAGAAGATATTAGAGGAACAATTAGTATTGAACCTGATGATTTTGAACAACAATTCGCACCTAAGTATTAATTAATTATGGAAACAGTTTTATGGGTAGTAGGAATTCATTTACTTGAATTACTTGCTATTGGTATATTTCTAGTTATTAGAAAAAATAATAAATTAGAAGAAGTAATTACCGACCAACAACAATATATTGAAACTCTTAATATATTATATTCCCGATTAAATGAGTCTTTAAATTCATTAGATGAGAAAGTATGGATAGAAAACGATAGTGAATTAAGTGAGGTCTTTAAAAATATTAAAGAAATTAAAAATACTATAGGTTCTATCTATAATTAATTTATTTGGATTAGTAAGTAATTTTTCTTACATTTCCATAGATTAATAAATTTACATGGCTACATACTACGAAGAACAATTCGATTTAGATAAATTTTTAGACGAAGAATTAGGTAGAGTTCCCTTAACTAAAAAGGGAGAGATACGCAAACGCAAACCTAAAGAACCTAGAATCTATTTTACCCAAGATACTGAGGATGCTATCATTGAATATTTAGTTACTGAGGATGAATTAATTCGTAATCGAATATATAATGATCGTATCCGTTATGCTTTTTATAAACTCTCAGAAAATATAATTCATACATTTAAATTCTATTATACTGACTCTGATACAATTGAAGAATTAAAACATGAAGTAGTAACTTTTTTATTGGAAAAACTTCATTTATATTCTCAAGGTAAAGGTAAAGCATATTCTTATTTTGGTACTATTGCTAAACGTTATCTTATCATATATAATCAAAAAAATTATGAAAAGTTAAAAGAGAAAGCAGATATTGATGAAATAGATGAGGATCCTATAATATTAAATGATATTATGCGTGAAGCAACTGATGAAACTAATCCATCAGATTTTATGTCATTATATGTAGAGTATATAGATAAAAATTTATCAACATTATTTCCTAAAAAACAAGATATTAAAACAGCAGACGCGATTATGGAATTATTTCGTAAACGTGAATCTATTGAAATTTTTAATAAAAAAGCATTATATATTTATATTCGTGAAATAACAGATGCCTCAACTCCCCAAATTACTAAAGTCACGAAAAAATTAAAAACAATATATGTTAAATTGTATAGTGAATATTATCAATATGGATATATTAAAAATTAATTAATCCAGATATTTATTATCATATAAATATATAATATATGGCTACGAATTTTAATGATATTAATCTCTTTGGGGATAAATCCTTATCTGACTTATTTAAACAAATTCATAAAAATAATAAGGATACAGACAAACAAATTTCTGAACTCATAGAAGCATTAAAACCAATGATTAATAATCCTGGTTCAGCAGTTATGTTAATGCCTACTGTTAAAGATTTAATTGATGTTAATGTTAAAAATAATGATCAATTAATTAAAATGGCGGGTATTGCCCAACGAGCATCATCTAATAATAATTCAGGAGGAGTTGATTTTTTTGATTCTGATGAAATTCAAGCATTACTTGAAGAGCAAAATCAAATAAAAGAAGAAGGTCAAAAATTATTAGAAACAACTAGTGAAGTTCAAAAACAAATAGAACAATAATGAGAGTAAGAGAAAATTTATCTAGTATAGTTTCTTCTATAGGTAAAAAAGGAAGTACCCCTTCATTTAATTCTCAAATAGGTAAGGTATATGGTATAATAACTACTGAAAATACTCCAACAAAAGAATTATTTAATGCTAATGGAGGATATAATGGAATAGGTACTATTTTTTATCTTGATTATAATTCATCTAAAAATTTATCGACATTAGCAGTTAATTTAAATACTTGTAAAGTTGCTAAACCTTTTCATTCTAGTAATCAAAATTATCCATTAGTAGGAGAATTAGTAGAATTAATAGATGCTCCATCTCCATCATCACAAGAAGGTACTAATTTATCCCAAAAATATTATAAAGGTGTCATAAATATATGGAATAATTCTCAACAAAATTCCCCCACAGATGATTCACTAGGTAAAACATTTAATGAAAATAGTGATATAAGAAACTTAATTTCATTTGAAGGAGATAGAATATATCAAGGAAGAAAAGGTAATGGATTAAGATTTGGCAGTACTATAAAAGCAAAATTAAATTTAAATGAATGGAGTAAAGTAGGTAATGATGGAGATCCCATTACAATTTTAGTAAATGGATATGTTACTACTGATTTAAAAAATATTGCTCCAAATGTAGAAGAAATTAATAAAGAATTATCATCAATATATCTAACATCAACTCAACAAATTCCATTATTACCTGATAGAAATGATATATTAAATCCTATTACTAAACCCTTACAAGTAAATAAATACTTTGATAAACCTCAATTATTATTTAACAGTGATAGATTAGTACTTAATTCTAGAAAAGATGAAGTAATGATATTTGCTAAAACAAATATTGAATTAAATACTAATAATGTTATTAATTTAAATGCTAAAGAAAGAACCCACCTAAATTCACCCAGAAATTTTATAGGTACTAATTCAGATGGTAATTTACCAACGGAACCATTATTATTAGGTAATCAAACAGTTAATTTATTAACAGACTTAATGTCAGCTATTGGAGATTTTGGAAATGATGTATCTTCTGCTATCTCATCCCCTGCTGGTTCTCCTTTAGTTGAATTAAATATTGCTGGTAATAAATTATCTACTTCAATTGATAATTTAATGGGTAAATTAGAAAAAATTGTATCACAACAAAATTATACATCATAATGGCTGGAAATACTAATGTTTCTTCTTTAATTCCTTCAAATATAAATAATACTTTATCTAAAGTATCTAATCCTAAAGCTTTTGGAGATCAAGTTATTAATAATAGTGTTACTAAATTAAGAACATCATCATTAGGTAAAATTGAAGTTCTTAAAAATGATATTCAAGTAATAGTAAAAAAAATATTAGATTTAGAAGTTAAACATGCTAAGACTTTAGAAGAATTAAATTTAAAATTTAACCCCCCACCACCAACAAAACCTTTATTAACACAAGAAGAATATAACCAATCAGTTAATAATGAAAATAATAGTTATTTAGAAGAAAAAACTTTATTACAACAAGAAAAATTATTATTACAACAAAAACTTGAGGATATATTAAATGATCCATATAAACGTATAAATAAACAAACAGAAAGAATACAAAAAAGAATTGAAGCAAGAAAACAAAGAAATGCAAATAAAAGAGAAAAAGGAAAAAAAATTTTATTTTCAAAAGTTTTAAAAAACGCAAGTAAATCATTAACACCAATAATAGCACTTCAAGGTACTAAATTATTATTTCAAATAATACTTAATAATAAAAAATTACAAGATTTAGTTGATAATACTAATGCTGTAATAGATGCAGCTACGACTCAACAAGATATAAATGCCGCTAGAGTTTTAAGAAATTCTACTTTATCTATATTAAATGATAATGAAAGAAAAATATTATCATTATTAAATTTAGTTAAAAGATTAAATACAATTATATCTGTACTTAATATTATATTAAGATTAGCAAGTGTAATATTTCTTATACCAACTCCTTCCCCAGCACCAGATGTTATTACACCTGCTAAAGAAAGACTTAGAAAAAAATATGAAACAGCAGTAAAGTTAGTAGATGGATTAAATGTATTAGTTGCTATATTTCAAGGTATATTAGATGCTCAACTTAGTGATTTAAATGATTTAAAAAACCAATTAAAAAATCTTAATGATTTATTAAGTAATACAGCTTTAAATAACTTATCAGATAATGAATTACAAGATTTTATTAATGATTTAAAAAATCAACCTACTACATTCCCTGAATATAAAGGATTTAAATTTGCTATTAAAGAAGAAGAAACCTTAGGTGCTCAACAAGCAATAGTAGTTAGAGGTAATATTAAACGTAGATATGCTGTTGCTATTGATAGAGATGGAGTTGAAGTATTAAAAAGTGAATTTTCATTTACATTAGACCCTACAGATTTAGTAGAGCAATTAAAATTAATAATAGATCAACAAAATTTACAAGGATAAAATATTTATACATATGAAAGTAGACTTATTCAAAAAACTAATTAAAGAAGCTGTTGCCGAAGCGGTAAGAGAAGAATTAAATACTATTTTTAGTGAGGTCCCAAAACAAAAACCTATTCAAGAATCGCAAACATTAAACTTTACAAGTAATGATGTTATGACTGTTCGTACTAACATTCGTGAAAAAATGGGTAGTATGTTTGGGTTTGATCAAAATTCAAACATGAATGGAAACTCATCAAATAGTACTTTACAAGTAGATAATAATGCTGAAAATCCATTTTTATCTTTTATTGCTGATGCCGCTGCTAATATGACTCCTCAAGAAAGAGCTGGACTTAAAAATTTAGGATAAAATGCCAATCCCACAAGTAATACGTGTTAATCCATTAGATTTGCAAAAAAATATTGCTATTGGGGTATCTTTACCTTTTGGTGTTTATGAAACTGATCAATTATTTAATCAAACATATAGTACTAAAGATCAAACAAAATCAAATTTAATTAATCTTTTATTAACTAATAAAGGAGAAAGAGTATTAAATCCTTTATTTGGATGTGATTTAAAAAAAGTTTTATTTGACCAAATAACTCCTACAATTGAAACTACTATAAAAGATGCAATAATATCTGCTGCAAATATATATATTCCCGAAATATTTATAAATGATATTATTATAAATAATGAAATAAATACTAATATTATTAATATTACTATTAATTATACATTAAATATATCAGGAAATGCTGATCAAATTACTATTCAATTTCAATAAAAATGTCAGATAAAAATGTATCATACTTAAATAAAACATTTACAGATTTTAAATCTAATTTGGTTAATTATGCTAAAACATATTTTCCAACTACTTATAATGACTTTTCAGAAGCATCCCCAGGTAATATGTTTATTGAGATGGCATCATATGTTGGTGATGTAATGTCATTTTATGTAGATACTCAAGTTCAAGAAAATTTTTTATTATATGCTAAAGAAAAAGAAAATTTATACGCTTTATCTTATGCATTTGGGTATAGACCTAAAGCATCATATGCTTCTTCTACTACAGTAGATATATATCAATTAGTTCCTTCTCAAGTTATTGATGGAATAACTAGTCCTAATTATAATATATATGGATTAATAATTCCTGAA